GGTGTGTCGCCCGGACCTCATCTATGCAACCCATCGGCAAAACCCAATCCGCCCCATCTAGACAAATAAAATCAGGATCAGCTAACGCAGGAAAAATAAATTATGAATAACACGGAATGGCAGGACGAAGACGGCGAAGAAGCGGAAAATAAAAAGTTAGCCGATGTGATCGGAATGGCTTTTGCGATCACCCTCGGCATCGCCTTTGTTTGGTTTGTGGTCCGATGAGCGATCAGAAAGCGCAGCAGCCCGCGGCGACGCCCGCCCCGACGCACGCCGCGAGCCTGGACGAACTCTCGGCAGCGTTGGGCACGTCGGAGCGGGCGTGGCGCACCTACAGCAAGCGCCCAGGATTCCCGGTCAAAGCGCCGGGGCTCGGCTACGAGATTGCCGCGTGTGCAGCGTGGAAGGCGGAGAACGTAAAGGCGCATGCGTCGGGTGAATTGGCGTCCGAGAAGATCGCAAAGACCAAGCTGGAAGTTGAGTTGCTAGAACTGCGGGTCGCACGGGAAAAGCGTTTGAGCGTGCTCCGGTCCGAGGTGGACGAGCTACATGGGCGAATGGCGATGAAGTTGCGGGCGTATCTCTACAGCAAACTTGAGAACGAGTTGCCTCCGAAGATGGCGGGTTGCGATGCGCTGGCGTTGCGGAAATACGGGCGGGAAATGGCGGACGAGATTGTTGCCCGGTTGCAGATGGACGTGGACAAGTGGGCAGAGGCGTAGGCGTTGAGTAGTTGTCGGGTCAAGTGACGTTCGGGCCAATGGTATAACAACCATTGGCCTTTCTCGTTCTTGGGCGGCGGCGATGCTTCCACCGGACCGGCGCGCGATTTACGCATGGGCGCGGGACAACTTGGTTTTGCCTGCGGCCTACGCGGTGCCGGGGCCGGTGGACTTTGGTTCTTCGCGCTATCTCATGGCCCCGCTCGATGCGATCCAGTCGGAGGCGGTGCGGAAGGTTTCGTGCTACGGCGCAATTCAAACCGGGAAAAGCTTGATGGTGGAGACGGCGATTCCGTGGGTAATAGCCAACGCGCCGGGGCCGATCATGTGGACGATGCAGAGCGACGAAGACGCCAAGGAGCAGGCGCAAACGCGGTTCAACGAACTCCTGCGGACGTGCCGCCCGGTCGCCGCGCTCATGCCGCAGGATCGGCACAAGGCGACGACGACAGAGACATATTTCGGAAACTTCTTTTTGCTCTTGAACGGGGCGAACCTGAACAACCTTCAGAGCAAAAGTATTCGGTGGAAATTCAACTCGGAGGTTTGGCTATGGAAACCGGGACTGCTCGAACACGCCGAGGGGCGCGTCTCCAAGTTTGAGGAGACGCAGAGCAGCAAGGTATTCAACGAGTCCCAGGGCGGAGTCGCGGGCGATGACATGGATATTGCATGGGGCGCGGGGCATTGCGCCGTGTGGAATGTGCGTTGCGCCGGCTGCGCCCAGCTCTCGCCGTTGGAATTTTTCGCGCGGTGCGACGGGGACGCGACGAAATACGCGGGCGTAGTGTGGGCGGACGATGCGAAGCGGGCGGACGGGAGTTACGACGTGGGGCGCGCGGCGGACTCGGCGCGGTGGAAGTGCCGGCGATGCGGGCATGAGCACGACAACACGGCGCGGACGCGGGCGGCGTGGAATGCGGGCGGCGAATACGTGGCGGAGAATCCGAGCGCGCCCGAAGCGGTGCGCTCGTTCCGATGGAATGCCCTCGTGTCGCGTGACCTCGGTGCGTTGGTGGCGCAATGGCTGGGCGCGCGTGAGCAGAAGAAACGCGGCATCATGCAGCCGACGCGGGATTTTTATCAAAAGCGGCTCGCGCTGGCGTGGAAGCCGGAAGAGGAAATTGAAACCTTCGTGCTCCACGGCGACGGCTACCGGCTGGCAGAGGTGGCGGCGGCACCGAAGGACAAGATTTCCAACGAGGTAGCCCGGCTACTCACGGCGGATCGTCAGCGGGACCATTGGTGGGTCTGCGTCCGCGCGTGGCGCAATGACGGAAGCTCGCGCCTCTTATACTATGCGCGGGCGCAGACGATTGAGGCGGTGCGCGAGGTCCAGCAGGCGCACGGGGTGAAGGATGCCCTGACGTTTCAGGATGCACAGCACGCGACGGCGCAGGTTTACGGGGATTGCGTGCGCTACGGATGGACGGCGTTGCACGGCAGCGGCGAAGAATCGTTTGTGCATCATCTGCGCAGCGGCAAGGAAGTGCGGCGCTTTTATTCCGAGCTGAAACAGGCCGCGGTGCCGGGCGGGCTCGCGCCGTATGTGCATTGGTCATCGGAACCGTGTAAGGACACGCTGCACGCCCTGCGCACGGGGCGCGGAGCATCATGGGAGACGCCCGACGATGCGCCCGAAGACTACGTAAAGCAGTTGAGCGGCGATCAAAAGCGCGAGCGGATCAACAAACGAACCGGGCGGCTCGTGTGGCGTTGGCAGCGGGTGGGCGAGAATCACGCGTGGGATTGCGAGGCGATGCAGGTCGCGGCGGCGCTCATGCTGCGCATCCTATCGGCGGCGGAACCGGACGCGGCGGCGAGCGGTGGGAATTGACGCCGCGCCCGTTTTATATGCTCAAGCTACTCGTTGCCGTGCTCATGCGGCAGGCAAACAACAATTCGCCCGGCGATCCCGCTACGTGGTTGGAGGCTTTGCAGGTGACGAAATGGACGAGCGTGAACGCTCAAAATGGGCAGATCACGGGGACGAGCGTGAACGGCAAGAGCGTATATCTCTCGACCGCGCCCGGCTGCTCGATTGCCGATCTGCTCATGGCAACGGAACTCGCGTTGCAACTCTGCGAACGCGGTTTGTCCGGCCCATCCGGCAAGACGCAGGCGAAACTGAATTGAGGCAACGGAAACACAACCCGCACGAATGAACATCAAGACACGAATCGCCCGCGCCGTTGCCTCCTGGCTCTTTGACGCAGCAAACCCAATGGAACGGGCGCAGCGTCCTTATGAGCGCACGACCACGCGCGGACTCCACGAGGAATTAAACCCCACGGACCGCCTGCGGTTGATGAGCGATTCTCGGAAAATCTTTTCCAACCTCGGGCCGGCCAAGGCGGCAATCGTAGACAAGTCGGTTTATTCGTTCGGGCGCGCGTGGGCTCCGCAATTCGTCGGCACGGATGCGGCCTTTGGAAAACTCGCGACGGCCTACTTGCAGGACGAGTTTTACGGGCTCTGTGAAATCACGGGCAGCGGCGATTTCCAGACGCAGCTTCACCTTGCCAGCGTCAGCGTGGACCGTGACGGCGACGTGGGCATTTTGCTGACCGAGGACGCGAGCGGCAACGCTCGGTTTCAGTTGATTGCGTCGAATGAAATCGGCGCGCGGACCGACAGCGCCGAGGTGGAGTCGGGACCATACAAAGGGCTGAAACAGACGGACGGCGTAGCGATCAACGAGCGCGGGCAACCCGTCGCCTATTGCATTCTTGGCGCGGACGAGTCGGGCAAACTTGACCGCTGGGTGTCGGCGCGGGATTTTGTTTTTCTGTATGAGCCGGAATGGGTGGGCCAACTGCGCGGCCTGCCGTGCTTCTCGCACGCGATTCTTGATTTGCGCGATCTGCGCACCGTGCAGGGTTACGAGCGGCTTGCTTCGGCGGTGGCGAGCAGCATCGGCCTCGTTGAGCACAACGAGACGGGAATGCCCGACGTGAGCGACCCGCAAACCCTCCTGCGCAATGCCGGGTCCGCGGTGGCGGCGTCGGGCGTGACTACGGAAGATATTGCGGGCGGCACCGTGAAATATTTCCGCGCGAACAGTGGCAGCAAACTGGAATTTCTCAAGAGCGAGCGACCAGGCGAGGCGTGGGAAAGTTTCATGGATCGCTTGATTCGCAACGCCTACGCGGGCGCTAATTGGCCGTTTGAAATGTCTTGGGATTCCTCGAAACTCGGCGGGGCAAATATCCGCCTGATTGTGTCTAAGGCGATGCGTGCGGTTGAGGATCGGCAAGACCTGTTCCGGCCCGCGGCCAAGCGCCTTGTCGGCTACGCGGTGGCAAAGGCGATTAAGCGCGGACGCTTGCCAGAGTCGCCCGATTGGTGGCGTTGGTCCTTTGCGATGCCGCAAAAGCTGACGGTGGACTACGGGCGCGACAGCAAGAGCCAGCGCGAGGACTACGCGGCGTGCATCATCAACCTTTCAGACATTCTCGCCGAACGCGGCGTCAGCCTGGACAACCACATCGCGGCCCGGCGCGCGGAGAACGATAAACTTAAGGCGGCGGGCTTGCCCGTGCCGGGTGACGATGCCGCGGGCGATGCGGCAGACCCGAACGAAGATCAAGCGGGCGATCCCATGGGCGACCCGATGAAAGCGCCCCCGGCCAAGCCAGCCAAGGCCGCATGACGCGCGCCCCTCTCTGTAATGAGCACCAGCAAAAAGTGGTTTGAAATCTCCAACGCTACCGAGCAATCGGCGGACGTTTACATTTACGATTCCATCGGCGCTTACGGGGTGAGCGCGGCGGGCTTCATCGCGCAGATGAACGAGATTAATGCACCGCGCATCAACCTGCACATCAATTCGGGCGGCGGTTCGGTTTTCGATGGGCTGGCGATTTACAACGGCATCTTGAGCCATCCGGCGCACGTCTGCGTCTATATCGACGGCATCGCCGCGAGCATGGCCGGCGTAATCGCTATGGCGGGGGATGAAATCGTCATGGCGCAGAATGCGTTTTTGATGATTCACCGAGTTTCCTCCTACGCGGAAGGCACGGCGGAGACGATGCGCGCTGAGGCGGCGTTACTCGAAAAGCTGGAAGAGCAGATCGTTGATATTTACGCAAAGCGCACGGGCAAGTCTCCTGGTTCGCTGTTTAAGTCTATGGTGGCGGAGACGTGGTATAACGCCGCGGAGTGCATGGCCGAAGGCTTTTGCACGTCCGTCACGGAATCCAAGACGCCCGAAAACGCCGTCAGCATGGACCGATTCAAGAGCGCGCCGGCTGCGGCGCTCGCAACGCAACCGCGCATTGACGCGCAGAACACAGTTAGCACTATGCCCACACTCGAAACCGCTCCCGCAGTCGTCCCCGTAGCTCCCGCTGTAGTGATTGAGTCGGCCCCGGTTGCCGTCGTCACTGCCGAGCCGGTCGCCGCGATTACCGCCGAGACGTTGCGCGTTGCGCTCGACGGCGCGCGGGTCGCCCACGAGTCTGCAATCAATGCCCTGCGCGCCGAGATGGGCGCGACGATCACCAGCAAGGACGGCGAGATTGCAGCCCTGAAAACCAAGCTCGCCAGCGCCGAGCAGTTGAGCGCGGCAAACCTTGGTGTTCTCCCGGTTGTCCACGCCTCCGCCCCGACTGCACCGACCGCGGGCAACATCCTCGCGCAATATAGCGCCCTTACCGGCGCGGCACGGACTGCGTTTTTCGAGAAGAACAAAGATGCGATCTGGAAGGCGCACGATGCCGATATGCAGACCGCCCGCTAATCACTCTCCCCGTAATCACTAAACACTAAGCATCCGATTTTATGGCTAATACTCTCTCCGCAACCCTGTTGATCGACACGCTCGCCAACACCGCCAAGACCACGCTGGGCGCGCGTCTTGCTCCCCTCGCTTCGTTCACCAAGGATTTTTCTCAGGCCGTCTACACGCAGACTAAGGCCGTTGTCGTCCCCGTTGTTACGGGCGGCTCGACCACCCTGACGAACCCCACCGGATTTGAGGCTGGCGACTCTACAGAGTCCGTCGTGTCCGTCACGATGAACCATTACTCGCAGCCGTTCCACGTCACGAGCGCGCAGCTAAACGAGCAGGTGAAACTTGAAGACCTCGCGGCCAAGAATTTGCAGACGCTCGCCGAGAAGATCATGGACGTTGCCATGACCCCGATTGACGCAACCAACTTCGCCAACGGTTCCGCCGCGATTGCGCAGACCGCACTTGCGGTGGGCGACCTTCAAACGGGCTGGGCTTCCATCGCCAAGAGTCCCAAGAAGAACCTCCTGCTCGACGGCGTTGCGTTCTCGAAATTCCTCCCGACCTCGCTTACGAGTTTTGGTTTCCAGAACGGCTCGCCCGCCCTCGGCTTTGATGCAGTGTATCTGAACACCCGCTGGACGGGTGCGGTTTCTGGAACCTACGGATTCATTTGCGGTCCCGACGCTATCGCGCAGGCTTCCGGCATCCCCGACATTCACCCCGCCGTTAAGGCGTTGATGCTGGAAAGCCAGATCGTCAAGATTGATTCGCTCGGCCTGTCCGTGCAAATCAACGTGTGGGGCTCGGTTTCGTCCCGCGCGGTGTGGGCCTCTTACGATCTGTTCTACGGCGCCGCCTACGGCGCTGACGGTGCGGCCTCGGGCTACCGTCTCAAATCCGCCTAATCGGTAGCGGTTCGATAGCTTGACGCCCGGTGCAATTATATGCACCGGGCTTTTTCTTTTCTATGAGCGCCGACTTTGACGCGATCTTAAACGCGGGCGTGTCGCTGCTTGAAACGCTTTCCGGCGATGTGTTCACGCACGCGGGATCGCGTTACGTCGGCAACTTCCGCACGGGCAATTCTCTTGAGCAGGCGGAGGCGGGCGCGTTTTCCTCGCATGGCGGGCAGGCTCGCGTTGTGCTCGTGTTGCACGTCGCGCGCTCGCAGTTCTCGACGGTCCCGCTGGGCTGGAAGAATCAGAAGATTCAGCGCGCGACGCCTACGCCCGCGGAATATACGGTTTCAGCGGTCAACACGGACGATCCGAACGTATATGCCTTTGTGCTCATTGGCCGGGCGACCTAATGGCCGACACCCTCAGAATCGAATTGCTCGCGCGTGACTTCAACCGAATGCTTGAGGAGTTGGCGGACATTGACCCGCGGGTAGAATTTCGGGATGTGGTGTTGGGGGTGGCGGAGCGGGTTTTGACTGCGGCGACGCGGACGACGAAGGCGGCGGACGCGGGCAAGATTCTCGCGCGATTCGCCGGCAAACGGTTTACGACGTTCGGCGGGAAAGTCTACTACATCGAAAATCATTTCCCCGATGCGCTCTGGCAAAGGCTTGAGGAAATGCGGCGGGATTCGCTGGATACGAAGATTAACGCAATCGGCCTGGCAAAGCAGTCATGGCAACACGTCGCGGCCTCGTTCGGGTCCAACATCGCCGCGGCATCGCCCGGCTACGTCGCCGCGGCCAACTACCGGGGCCGGCGCTACGCGGAGGACGGCGATAGCTCGGAGTCGGGCAGCGGTGCGGGCTATGCGCTCACCGTGCGCAACACTTCGCCCATTGCTCCCGCAGCGGGCGGCGGCGGTGCGCTCTCGCGGGCGATGCGAGGTGAGGTGAAGTATTTTGAACGCAACCTTGCGAAGCGCGCCTTCGCGACCGTCGCGAGTCGCGCCAAGAAATATCCGGGCATTTTCGCCCGCAATAACACCGCCTAACCATGCCAGCCACCGACGTAAAACAGGTATATAATTTCGACAACAATTTTGAAACCGCCGTGCGCGGCGTGCTCGTAGCGGGCGGCTATGGCGATTCCTTCGTTTCGGGCATCACGCAAGACTTGCCCGAATCGCGGATTGAAATCCTGTTTCAGGCGGGCGAGGCGATCAACGAGGCCGTTTTGCCGAACGGGGATCACGTCTACGACTATTATACGGGGCTGCTTACGGTGCGAATCGTGACGTTCCGGCCCGACGATCAACCGTCCCTGTTGGCCGGCGTGTCGACGGTGCATTCGGAGTGGGCCGCGGGCGTGCGCGCGTTGCTCCAAATGCGCGCGGTTCCGTTTACCTCGGCCAACCTCCCGTTCTACGTCGTCAAGGCGATCAGTCCGCGGGGCACGGCGCGCGACCTCGATGCGCGCTGGATGGAGGATTACACGAAGCTCGATTTCTCCGTTGAATTTTGCATCCGCGCCGACGCGTGGCCGGCGTGACGTTGACGCCGGGGTGAGATTATAGACGCGGGCAGACCGCCCGAAAACCTTTCAAAAAAACCTAACATGGCCGATATTTCTGTAACTCCCGCAAGCGTTCTCGCCAGCTCCACCGCTTTGACCGCCGCAGGCATTGCCGGCGCAACCATCCTCGCCGGTCAGACGCTCTATATTGATACGGCAAACTCGAATGTTCTCAAGTTGGCCGACAGCAACTCGACGGCGCTGATTGCGACGGTGGCGGGTATCGCGCTGCACGGCGCGTCCAGCGGTCAGCCCATCAAATACGTCTACGACGATCCGACCTTCACCCCCGGCGCTACGCTGGTAGTCGGTCAGACCTACGCGCAGAGCAGCACGGCGGGCGGGATTGCCCCGATTGCGGACCTCGTTACCGGCGACTATCCCAGCGTGCTTTTTGTCGCGAAAAGCGCCACAACTGCCGTCCTCAAGATCGTGCGCGGCGGCACCGTCAAACCGTAATCCGCACAGTAACCGCAACCCTCAATCCTTTTCTCTATGGCTCAAGTTGTAAACGACGGCACCCTTGTTCGGGGCTCAATTGACCTCACCATCAACAGCGTTCCCTACGTCCTCCTTGACTACAAGCGGAGCGCCAAGGCTCGCAGCGAGGAAGACTACACGAGCACCGGCAAGCCGCTCGCCGCTTCTCACGTTGAGGGCTTTGAAACGATTTCCGGCACGATCCGCGCCCGCTCCGATCAAGCCGCCCCGCCTAAGTTCGTTTCGTTCTCCTACGATTCGAAAAACTGGTATATCAAAGACCGCGAAGAGGGAGGCTCTACCTCGGGTATCAAGTCTTATACGGTCGAAATTCAAGAGCAGATTGCCGCCTCGCTGACGTTGACCTGATTTTGGTTTGTTCATGGTTTGTTCATGGTTTGTTGTTGGGAGCGCCCGCCGCACTTGTAATGCGGCGGGCGCTTTTGCGTTTACGCTCGGCGCTCTAGCATGAGCAACCCAACGAAGCCGGAATCGTTGGCGGATCGCCTGCACGCGGCGCAGCGCGAGGCGCTGCAAATGCGCGCGGAGGCGTTTGTTTCCTACTCGCCCGTTGTGGCCGGCGAACGGCTCAACCCGATCACGCTCGGCAGCTACAACGCACTCTTTGCGATGCGTAACGGATTCGTGACGGGCGATGGCGTGGGGCTGGTCGATGTTGTGAACTTCGTTTGGCTGCACCATCCCGCATTCGGGCAGTTCAACCGGGCGGAGAAGCGACGTGTTTCCCGGCGCGTGTTCTCGGCGCTTTCCCCTGCGTTTCCGGCCATCAACGGCGCGGTTCGGGTGTTGGCGCAGTTTCCCGGCTGGCGTCGCCTGCGGTGGCTTGCGCGGCCTACGGCAGAGGAGCGGCAGACGGAGGCGATTGCCGAAATCTTTCGCCTACTATGCGAGGCGCAATCCGACTTGCCGCGGGGCGATGGCGACGGCGAGCCGATCCCGTTCGCGATGAACGCGCATTTGCTCAACCTCTTCCGCCGTGAACTCGGCATGACGTTTGCGGAAACGCTCGCGCTCCCGCTCAAGCAACTTGCCCAGCATTACCGGGAAATCATTCACCACGGATCGCACGGCAAGGCCGTGATGCTGACGCCCGCGGAAGCCGAGATTTGGCGCGAGCATTTGCAGGAGCGCCCCCGGGCGGACGCGCCACCCGTCGCGGCAAGTGACGCCGCCCGCTAAGTTATGGCAGACTTTTCGCTTACGGCGGTTTTCGGCATGGATACAAGCGGGATAAAAACCGAGCTGAAATCCCTGCGGAAAGACCTTAACAACTTCGTCAACGAATACGCGAAGCTCGGCGCGGGGCTCGCGGTGGGCGCGTTTGCCGCACTAAGCAAGGGCGCAATGGACTTGGCCGGCAGCTTGGCGGACGCGTCGGCAAACATTGGGATCAACGTCGAATCTTTGCAGGCACTACAGGCGCAGCACAAGCGCAACGGCGTTAGCAACGAGGAGTTGACCAAGGCACTTGAGAAGACCAAGGCCGCGGTTATCGCCGCGGCGGGCGGAGACGAGAAGGCGGAGGCGGCACTTAAAAAGCTCGGCCTGGCATCGGCTGACTTAATTAAGCTACCGCTTGCGCAGCAATACGAGGCCATCGCGCGGGGCGCGGCATCGGCGGCGGACGGCAACGCGGCGTTTTCCGCCGTGTCGGAAATCTTGGGCGCGAAGGTTGGCCCCAAGCTCATGGGCTCACTGAAAGAACTTGGCGAAGTTGGATTGCCTGGCGTGACGAAGGCAGCGGAAGAGGCGGGCCAAGTGATGAGCACCACCACGATTGCCGCGCTCGATAAGGCGGGCGACGCAATCGACGATTTTAAGAAGAAGGCGACGGTTTGGGCCGGCGAGGTGATTGTGAATTTCCGCACAACGGAGGGGCTGAAACTCGTTGGCCTTCAAATCATGGGGATTCTGTCCAAGTTCGGCGGTGGCATCCTCGATGCGATCACCGAAGCGGGCGGAATGATGCGGGCCGTTTTCACCGGGGCAATTTCGGGCACCATCAATCTTTTCCAGGACGGTCTTGTTTCCGTGGTCAAGGGGGTTGCCGAACTCATCAACAAGGTTCTTCCGGCCAACTTTGAAATCAACGTGGGCAATCTCGACGCGTTAAAGAGCAGCGGGCAGGGTATCGGCGACGCAATCACAGAGGCGATTGCCAAGACCTCGCCCAGCACGTTCAAGAACGATTTCGGCGAGGCGTGGGACGCGGCCATTGCCGAGCAGCAGAAAGTTGTTTCGGAACTAAATGCGGTGGACTTCAAGGACGACGCCGAAAGACTGCGCAGCGCAGGCGATTCGACCGGCGCGGCGGTTACGGCGGGGGCAAAGGCGGTTTCGGATTCCGGCAAAGACGCAGGCGTGGCAATCGCAGACGGCGGCGACGCGGCGGCGGCGAGTATGGGCGAGGTTGTGCAAATGTTCAGTTCCGCTATCGCCCGCGCGGGGACGAGCTACCAAGACCAATCCGCCACGGCGCTTAAAGGCGTGCGGGATCGCGTGGCGAACCAACTTGCCGAATCGCAGCGCGCGGACCGCAACAGCTTCGCCGCAGTCGGCGCGACGGGCGAGAGCTTCGCCACCTCGGCGTTTCGCAGCGAACTCTACAACATAGAAAGGGAGTTGGCGGCGCGTCAGCAATTCAGCGCCGACTACGCCCGGCTTGGCTCGACGCAGACCTTGGCGAAATACGGGGACGCCGACTATCAGCGATATACGCGGGACATGCAGGATCAAAGCACGCGCACGACCAACGCACTTGAGCAGATCGCCCGCGGACTGACGGGCGCGGGAATTATACAGCCGCACGCCTAACCATGAGCATTTCCGCAACTGACAATATCGGCACGCAACCCCAAGAAGTGGGGCGGGCGCAAATCGAATATCCGTTTAGGGCGAACGGGGATTTGACGAGCAAGACCGTCACGCGCCGTTACAAGCAAGCGCCGGGCTACTTCGTGCCGACCGCGCTCGGCTCGCCCGATTTGCAGTTTCCCGAATGCTACTTGATCGCCGAGACTGACCCGGTAGCGACGCAGACCAATCTTGATTCGTTCACGCGCACCTATTCCACCGTCCCGGCGACGCAGACGGTGCCAAGCTCGATCATCCTTTCCAAGCCTTCGTTGAGCGGCACGTTTCCCCAGGCTTACGGGGAGTTTCGGATTTTCCAGCCAGACACGACGCTTGCCCAATACGACGCCTATCAAAAGCAGACCGTGACGAGCGATTCGGGCGTGCCGCAGTTTTACCCCACGGGCGGAACCTACACGATCACGTTTGCCGGCGCGACGACGGGGGCGATTGCCTACAACGCGAGCGCCGCGACGGTGGAGACTGCGCTTAATGCTCTCACGCCGATAATCAATCGCGGTTATGTGGTTGTGACGGGCTCTTACAACGTCGCGTCGGGATTCCTCGTGACCTTCGCGGCCTACGCGCAAATCACGATTGACCCGGCATCGCTGACGGGCGGGACGATGATCGCGAGCAACACGCTTTCAAACGGGGGGTATTCGCAGAACGTCGGCGCGGCCACGTCAGGAACAAAGCTGACGATCACGATAGACACAAGCGGGCTTGTGGGCGAAAGCACGCCAATAACCTATTCTCCTAATTACGCAGACGGATCACACGCCCTTATTTCAAATACGTCCCGATGCACAATTTACATTCTAGGGCTATACAGTATCACGGGCG